ACGGGTGGATGTGCAACGAGTTGAACCTGTCGACCCTTCCAGAAGATGCACCTGACGGGGCTAGGAACCTCTCGGAGTGGCTTACCCTTGAGGGTCGTAGATCAAGTCTTGTCGAATGGCTGGGCCACGTAAAGGAAGACGGACGTATCCACGGTAGGTTCACCCACATTGGGGCTTGGACGGGTCGTATGGCTCACTCAGCACCTAACCAAGCGAATATCCCTGCAGCCTTCTCGGGTAAGGTTAAGTCTGCTGTCGATGCCGTGAAGGAGAAGTACGACGGGAAGATGCGGGGTCTGTGGGGTGTCGAAGATGGTAACTGGCTCGTAGGCACTGACGCTGAGGGTATCCAGCTACGCATCCTTGCCCACCTTATGAAGTCAGAGGAATACATTCACGCTATCGTCAGTGGTCGTAAGGAAGATGAAACTGACATCCACAACGTGAACAAGAGGGCCTTGGGTATGTCTCACGTCACTAGGGATATGGCCAAGACCTTCATCTACGCCTTCCTTCTCGGGGCTGGTAACGAAAAGATCGGGCAGATTCTCAAGGTAGGCCCGAGGGAAGCAGGTCAGGCTGTTGAGAACTTCCTCAATAGTATCAATGGTTTGTCGAGACTTAAGAAACAGGTTATCCCTCACATTGCGGAGAGAGGTTGGTTCAAAGGTCTGGACGGACGTAAGGTCAAGGTTCCTAGCGAACACAAGACACTTGCTGGACTGCTGCAGAATGGTGAAGCTGTCGTTATGAAACACGCAGCACTTGAGTGGAACCGTAAGGCCAAGGAGCAAGGGATTAAGTTCAAGCTGGTCACTTGGCCTCACGACGAATGGCAGACGGAAGTCTATGGAAATAAGGAGCAGGCAGAGCTACTGGGTTCGATCCAACGTCAAGCAATTGTTGACACTGGCGTAAAACTTAGTATACTATGCCCTCTGGCAGGATCGACTGATATCGGTCGCAATTGGTTTGACACCCACTAAAGGAGACGACAATGGGTAAGACGAAAATTGGTACCTTCGAAGGTGAAATCTACTGGGCGCGTGTGTTCCCCGGTAACATGGACGACAGCGAATACCACAAGGCCACGGAAGGCCAATACAACTGCATGTTCGTTCCGAAAGACGAGGAAGAGTTGCAGAAGATTCTCAAGCTTGGCTACCCTCAGAAGTCGATGGGTAACCCCATGGTCCGTGAGCTAGAGGTTGCAGGTGGTCGTAAGGGCATCAAGCTCAAGCGTCCGAACAAGCATCCCAAGGTCGAGGATTTCGGTGGTGCTCCTGTCGTGACCCACGGTAAGACCGAAAAGGTTTGGGACATGGACGTTGACGGTGAACTTGGGAATGGCACTAAGGTAGCCGTTCAGATCAGCATTTACGGTGAAGGTTCGACTGCATCTGTTCGCCTTGAGCGGGTCGGTGTCCTTGAGTTGGTAGCCTACGAAGCCTCTACTGCTGGCGGCTGGTGAGCACGAAGTGCGACGCCCTATGGGCTGGTAAGCAACACTAAGGGGGAGCGAAAGTTCCCCCTACCTTTACAGGAGAACGTAATGGCTATCACGGCTACGTATATCGACCACATGGGAAGTGATCTGTCTGTCGTCAACGCAGCGCGGGTTAGCTTCGGTAAGAAGTCCCACTGTGAAGAAACACGTTGGGTGGATATGGGTGATTGGTGCGGGGATATGCCTGTTGTAGACGACAAAGACACCAAGCTAATTCACTACCTTGCCAAGCACGGACACTACTCACCCTTCGGTCATTGCTTCGCATCCTTCCACATCAAGGCACCTATCTTCGTAGCACGACAACTGGTCAAGCATGAGTACCTGCGTATGAATGAGATTAGTCGTCGTTATGTCGATAGTGAACCTGAGTTCTATTTGCCTGATGTGTGGCGTGGTCGTAGCGAGGACAAGAAACAAGGGTCGTATGGGGTAATCACTACGTCTTGTGTAGTTGACCTAGACGGAGAGTATACTCACCCAAAGTTTGCATCAGATGACGTAAACAAGACTGCACTTGTCATATACAAGCGTATGATTGAAGCTGGTGTCGCCCCTGAAATGGCCCGTATGGTTCTTCCTCAGTCGATGTATACTGAATGGTACTGGTCAGGTTCGATGGATGCCTTCGCTAACATGTGCAACCTACGCCTCAAGGAAGACACTCAGTACGAGACACGGTTGGTAGCACAACAGATCGACAAAGTGATGGGTGAGTTGTACCCCGTAAGTTGGAAAGCCCTAGTGCAAGGAGAAGAGAAATGAACCAAGATACCTACGACCTGTTCGAAGAGTTTGTGAATAGCGACTTGATCGACAAAGTGATTGAGGGCCGCATTAGGCAGTCTATCCTTGACCTTAGGTTCTCTATCGACGCGATTGAACACCGTAACCGTACCGAAGGTGGTTTGCCCAGTTACATCCGCGAGGACCTTGAGGTTAATTGGCAAGACCTAGACGCCCTAACCCGTGCTTACATCTACTACTCGGGTGACTACGAACTTGAGCGTCTCCCTGAGTGGGAACACAAGGAAGAGTTCGAGTATACGCCGGGGTGGGACTACTGGAACCAAGGTGATGTCAAGTGAGGGTTCTGGTTGACGGTGATATCGTAGCGTACAGGGCAGCTTACTCGACCGAAGGTGAACCACCAGAGACAGCTAAAGAAAAGGCTGACGAACTGATGGACAACATCGCCTTCGATACGACGACAAGAGGGGAAGAGTTAGAGGTATTTCTGACTGGTAAGGGAAACTTCCGCTACGATCTGTCCCCTACTTACAAGGCTAACCGTAAGGATACACCACGTCCTGAACACCTTAGCCTCGTAAGAGAACACCTTGTCGAAGAGTGGGATGCGGTCGTCAGTAAAGGCCAAGAGGCTGATGATCTGATCGCTATTCGTGCTACAGAACTCGCCTACGAATGCACTATTGTGTCGACAGATAAGGACTTCAAACAGATTCCTTGTCGTCACTACAACCCGAACAAAGGTGAATGGGCAAGCGTAGGTGAGTTCGAGGGTACCAAGTTCTTCTACTCTCAAATCCTGATGGGTGACAGAGCAGATAACATCGAAGGTATCCACGGTATCGGACCTGTGAAAGCTAATCGTCTCTTGTCGGAATGCACTACGGAGCAAGAGCTATACGACAAGGTTCTGGAAGCTTACGAGAACGACGAGGAACGTGTTATCACTAACGCTCGACTCCTCTGGCTACGACGGAAAGAGGAAGACGTATGGTACCCGCCAAATCAAAGATAAGACAACGAGCACTCAAGGCTGGCTACCGTTCTGGCCTTGAGGAAACCGTAGCAGAGCAGCTTAAGAAGCTAGGAGTAAAGGCAGAGTATGAGACGACAAAGATCAAATATAGGGTAGAAGAGGACCGGACCTACACAGCAGATTTTATCTTACCTAACGGGATCATTGTCGAAACGAAGGGAAGGTTCGTAGCTGCAGACCGAAAGAAACATCTTCTGATCCGTAAGCAGCATCCAGAACTTGACATTCGCTTTGTCTTCTCCAATAGTAAGGTCAAGCTGAGTAAAACGTCCAAGACTACTTACGCAGCATGGTGCATCAAACACGGCTTCCTCTACGCCGACAAGGAGATACCGTTAGAATGGCTAACGAAATGAAAGTCCACAGGGTCCTTGAAGGTCCATTTGATATGGAAGATGGGGATGAAGTTTGGATGCTTTGTCTTGCAGAAACCGATGGGGAGCTTGAGGAGATTGAGCTTTACTTCGATACCTTCGACGAGGCGTATACCTTCAAGAAGCACTTCTACAAGAGTATCGAACCCATCATCCTAGCCAACCCAAGTGAGGGCCACTAACATGAAAACTCACCTCGTCATTGGCGACCCCCACGCCCACCCTGACTACTCTAACGCACGGGCTGATTGGTTGGGTAAGCTGATCCTAGACCTCAAGCCTGATGTTGTCGTCAACATGGGGGATACTGCGGACCTAGCGTCCATGTCCTCATTCGACAAAGGTAAGGCATCCTTCCACGGTCGTAACTACCAGAAGGACATTGAGGCCCACTTAGACTTCCAAGATCGTATGTGGCACCCCATCAAGAAGGCGAAGCGTAAGTTACCCCACCGTGTCGTCCTTGAAGGTAACCACGAGAACCGTATCAAGAAGGCTATCCAGTATTCCCCAGAGCTTGAAGGTGAACGCTTTGGGGTCTCGTTCAAGAACCTAGCCTTCGACGATTACTACGATTCTGTTGTCGAATACGATGCGTCTACCCCCGGTGTGATTAGTTTGGATGGTATCGACTACTGCCACTACGCTGTATCTGGTGTATCTGG